TCCTTAACAAACTCAAATAATTCTTTCTCTTGGATACTGTTAGTTTCACGTATAGGATTACATATAGTACAAGGTTTAACATTAACACTACATCTATATTTAAATAACCCTTGATAAATATCATACTCCATTTTACATGAAGAACATAAAAGGGTTATGTGTTTATCATTTATACCATAATTTAATAATTCATCTAAAGTTTTTGACTGCAACCTTAGTAATAAATTTTCTCTAGTTGTTATAGCGTTTTTATCTAAATTTGAGTAGTTTTTATCACCATATAATATTTCTTTTGTTATTAGTGTTTGAGAAATATTATTATAATTCTCATTACCATACTTAGCTAATTTAGTTGCTTTAACTTTTTTAACAAACGACTCATGTTGAGGAAAACTATCAACACCATACTTAATTTTAATTGCTTCTGATGCTCTTTTCTCTAATAAACCACTACTATTTGCACATGGTAAAGAACAAAAATTACGATAACCTTTAAGTAGAGTATCTCTAAATTCTACATTAACACCACAACCTAAACACTTTTTAATCTCAGTGTCATTATTAATAAAATGCCAAACTTGTTGTTTAAATGGTAATTCGTTTAAATTATTTTTAACTATGAAAATTTTTAATTCATCATATATTTTTGGTTCATTTTTTTTTAATAACGACTCTCTAGTTTTCCACCCAGATTTATTATCAGTGGTGAAGAAATTTTTATAATCCATACTATTTTATTTTTATACAAATATACCGATAAATATATAGGTATACAAGGATAAATGAAAATTTAATATAAAAAAAAATACTATATCATAATAAAATGATATAGTATTTTTGTAAGTAATTTTAAATGCCTAATTCTTGTTTTAATATATTAATAACATCTTCTGGTTTAGTGTTTATGTCAGTCTCCCAAAATCTTAATAGTTTAAAACCATTATCTAAAGCTAAAATATTTTTCCTATAATCATTACTAACAGTTTTAAATTGAATAGAATATTTTGGTATTCTATGTTTAGTATTTGGATTACAATGGTGAAAATCACCATCAACTTCAATCAATACATTTTTATTAAATATTATAAAATCAAATATAGCTGAACTAACTTGGTATTGATATCTATACTCTATATCAGTTTTTAAACCTAAACTAATTAAAATATTCTCAAACCTTGACTCTAATTTTGTTTTTGGATTTCTATAATTATTTTTAATCAATCTATCAATCAATCTATGCGACTGTTTTTCTCGTTCTTCTGGATTTAACCATCTTAACTCAGCAGCTTTCTGTATCTTTATTTTATGGTCTTCAGATTTTGGTATATCTTTTAGTTTTTTAGATATATTTTTACCACGATTAGGGTTAGCCATAACCTTATTTATATTATCTCTAACACGTTCATCATCAATAGTTAGACCCTTATTCCATATTTGAAGTGTACCATCAGCATGCATCTTCTTTTGCGTGTCATGTGATTTTTTCAAAATATCTGGATTATGACCCCAATTATTATTAACTCTAGAAGCATGACCCCTTATGTATTCTCTATAACCAGCATCAATACCCATATATTTAGGTTTCTCACCACAACCACATTTACATGATGGTTCAACACCACCCAAAATATAATCAATATACGTTTGTTCTGCACTAACCTTATGTTTTTGAACCCTATGTCTTCTCAATGAATCCAATGTTTCAAATTCTAAACCACATTCTTTACAAACTACCATAAAATAAAAATTTCTTTAATATATTCGTTATTTTAACAAATATACTAAAGAAATCTTTACAAGTCAAGCTTTTGATAAAGCTATTTTTATTAATTTTTGTAAGTAATTGATAATCAGATAAATATCAAAATAGTAGTATTGCTCTATCAAAACGCAATGTAGTTGTAATCTCAGCAATTCCATCATCATCCATTGATAAATCACCGAATCCAACGTTCGTTAACATGGTACCATCCAATAACCATTTCTCAATAACAACACCCGTTGGGTCAAGCATTTCAAGTTCAACTGGTCTCTTGTATCCAGCCGCGTAACCTTGACGACCAGTGATTGATTCAGAATGTAAACGTACCCATTCCATAATTGCTTGTGCAGCAGATGGACCAATCGGGTCACGGAAAGTTACATCTATTGATTCCCAAGTAAAACGACCAATAACCCATGTAGATGTGTTAAGGAAAGGTATTTCTACTTCATTTTGTGTGATTGCAGGTCTTGATGCTGATGATAACCACCATTGTTGAATCCCTAAATCTGAAGGGAATGTAAGCAACCAACGATTTTTCTTTTTTGGTTCATATGGTAATGGCATTTTCATTAATAAGTCACCCATGGTATAAAATTTTAATTTTTTGTATTATTTTATTTGTTTAAAAGATAATTATTAGTATCTTTGTTAATAAATATCTATAAATGGAAAATAAACTTGATTATTCTAATTTTTTTTTAACAGATAATAAATCTGGTTGGAAAACGTGTGAAAACAAGTTAAAAAATAAATTTAATGATTTATATAGTATGATTAATGACTACTCCGATAAACATAATTTTAACACTTATACATTTAAAGAAAAAATTTGGTTTTTCATCAATAATGAGACCTCACACCCAGAATGTTTAGAATGTAATAAACAATTAAAATTTGGTAAATCACTAAATAATGGTTATGGTAAATATTGCTCATTAAAATGTACAAATAAAAACAATGAACATAAAGAAAACGTAAAAAAAACAAATAATGTTAAATATGGTGGTTCAACACCTTTTTCATCTGACGATATTAAATTAAAAACAATAAAAACAAATATAGAAAGATACGGTGTTGATAACGTAATGAAATTAGATAGAGTTAAACAAATATTTAAAGAAGGCTCTATTAAAAAATATGGTACTGAATACCCAGCACAATCTAAAAAAGTTAAAATTAGAATTGAAAATAAAGATAAATTCTCAAATATAAATATAATAAATAATGATTGTGGTCTTTATGAAATTAAATGTGAAACTTGTGAAAATATAAGTGAATTCAACAACAATGAAATAAATTATAGACTTAGAAATAAAATACCCATTTGTAAAACATGTGTTAAATTAAAAAGTAATTTAAGTTATCCAGAAACTGAACTTTTTAATTTCTTAGAAACATTAAATGTAACCCCTACCAATAACAATAGAACAATACTAAATGGTAAAGAACTAGATATATACATCCCATCTCATAACTTAGCTATTGAATACAATGGTTTATATTGGCATTCTGAGTTATATAAACATAATGATTATCATTTAAATAAAACTGAACTGTGTGAATCTTTAGATATTAAATTAATACATGTATTTGAAGATGAATGGTTGAATAAACAAGAGATAGTTAAATCTAGACTATCAAATATCTTAGGATTAACACCCAATAAAATATATGGTAGAAATTGTATTATAAAAGAAGTCTCACCTAAAGATTCTAAAGTATTTTTAGATAATAACCACATACAAGGTAATGTGAATGCTAAAATTAAATTAGGTTTATATCACAATGATGAATTAGTTAGTCTTATGACATTTGGATTATTAAGAAAATCAATGGGTGCTACTAACATCGATGGTACATATGAGTTATTTAGGTTTTGTAATAAGTTAAACACAACAATTATTGGAGGTGCTGATAAACTATTAAAATACTTTATAAAGACACATAACCCAAAAGAAATCATTAGCTACGCTGATAGAAGATGGAGTCAAGGCAATTTATATGAAAAATTAGGGTTTGAGTTTGTTCATAATTCTAAACCTAACTATTGGTATATATTAGGCACACAAAGAGAATATAGGTTTAAATATAGAAAAGACATATTAATCAAAGAAGGATTTGACCCAATCAAAACAGAACGTGAAATCATGTTAGAAAGAGGTATATATAGAGTATATGATTGTGGTAATATGCTTTATCGTAAAAAAATTAAAATATGAAAAAATTAGACATAACACAAAAACAACTTTTATCACAATATAACGAATCTTTGGATAAACTATTAGATGAATGTGATTGGATAACCTATATTACTGGTGAAATGATATGTGGATTGGTTAAATCAATTCTAATTAAAAATAACATAGAACATAAACTTTCTAGCGAAGAACTCTTTGTATTGTACGATAAAAAATATGATACATTAAACCTAAAAGAAGGTGAATGGCAAGAAAAATACGGTATTCCAGAAATAATTGAATTTATCTATGGTATATTAGAAGAAAATAATGATTAATTCTTAGTTGATTTATCTAAATCATTAAGATTTGTTAACGCATCTAATCCTAACATGTCTTTTAAGCCATTTTTAGTAGCCAAAGCATTATAATCATCAATAATTTTCTGAGCGTCTTTAGCAATCCTAGAATTAGGTTCTTTCATACCCTTTTCCTCCAATGAATCAACCAATGATTTTAATTTACCCTTATCTTCAAGCGTGTTTTTAATCTTTAAGATTATATCTTTATCATCCAATGCTTTCTCAGCATCAATTTTGTTTCTACCAGTCAAAGGAACACCAATCATCTTAGAGAATCCCATAAGAACATTTTCAGTTAATTGCATTTTATTAGAACGTTCTTTTTGTTCTCTAATCAAAATAGCATTATATTGCTCTGTAGTTATCCTTAATTTCATATTATGTGTTTAGTTATAAATATCTACATAAACAAAAAAAAAACATCACCATTATTAATAATAACAAAATATTAATTAATTGTTTGACTTATTAGATATTTATTAGTATATTTGTAATATGGAAAAATTAAATAAGTTTAAAGAGAGTTCTATTTTAATACATTCTAATAAGTATGATTATTCATTGGTTGAATATGTTAGTACTAAAAAGAAAGTTAAAATAATTTGTCCAGAGCATGGTGTTTTCGAACAAACACCAGAAAAACATATAAGTAGAAAGCAAGGTTGTCCTAAATGCAGTGTTAATTATAAAATATCACCAGAAGAATTTATTGAAAAGTCAAAAAAAATACACGGTGATAAATATGATTACTCTTTATGTGAGTATAAAAATGCTAATAGTAATGTTACCATTATTTGTAGTGAACATGGTGAGTTTAAACAATACGCTAAACTTCATATGAGTGGTAGTAACTGCCCAAAATGTTTTGGTAGAGATAAAGATAATAATGATGTTATTAATGCGTTAAAACAAGTCCATGGCGATAAATACGACTATTCAATGGTTGAATATATATCTCAAAAAACACCCATTAAGATTAAATGCAAAGAACATGGTATATTTGAACAAACATTCAATACACATAAAAAAGGTCATGGCTGTCCAAAATGTGTTGGTAGATATAAAAGTAATGATGATTTTATTAATAACGCTAAAATAATACATGATGATAAATACGATTATTCTTTAGTGAATTATAAAAATTCAATAATAAATGTTGATATTATTTGTAAAATTCATGGTATTTTTAATCAATCGCCAACAAACCATTTACAAGGTAATGGTTGTCCTAAATGTAAAGGTGTTAGTATTAGTCTTAAAAAAACAAACACACAAGATGAATATATCACTAAAGCAAAATATATCCATGGTTTTAAGTATGACTATAGTTCAATAGAGTATCTTGGTAACAATAAAAACATAACAATAACATGTTTAGAACATGGTGAATTTTCACAATTAGCTTCTAGCCATTTACAAGGTGTCGGTTGTCCTAAATGCGGTTTAAAATATGATAAATCTGAAGGTGAAGTAAAAGAGTTCATTAAATCAATTGGATTATCATATATTGAAAATACTAAAAAAATAATATCACCATTAGAATTAGATATATATATACCATCACATAACTTAGCAATAGAATTTGATGGTTTATATTGGCACTCTGAGATACATAAACCATCAAATTATCATTTGAATAAAACTGAATTATGTGAGGAACGAGGGATACAATTAATTCATATATTTGAAGATGAATGGAGAGATAAACAAGATATTGTTAAGTCTAGATTAATGAATATCTTAGGATTAACATCAAATAAAATATACGCTAGGAAAACAGTTGTAAGAGATGTAACAAAAATAGAATCTATACAATTTTTAACTAATAATCACATACAAGGCAATGTGAATTCAACAATTAAATTAGGGTTGTATTATAATGATGAATTAGTTTCATTGATGACATTTGGCAAAGGTAGAATAGCTATGGGTGGTGACTCAAATCAATATGAATTACTTAGATTTTGTAATAAATTAGATACAACAGTTATTGGTGGTGCGGATAAGTTATTAAAACATTTTATAAACGCATACAAACCAAAAGATATTATTAGTTACGCTGATAGAAGATGGAGTCAAGGTGGATTATACGATAAATTAAATTTTATAAACACACATAATTCAAGACCAAATTATCATTATATAATAAATAACAAAAGAAAACATAGATTTAGTTTTAGAAAATCAGTATTAGTTAATCAAGGATATAATAAAGAGCTTACAGAGCATCAAATAATGCTTGAAAGAAAAATATATAGAATATATGATTGCGGAACTATGGTATATAAAAAAACCCCAACTTATTAAGTTAGGGTTTTTTATTTTTATTTGGGTTATTTTAAATATTATTAAATGAAGCCCCAGTGTTCATTATTACAAATTCCACCTGAATAAACTCTAAAGCTCGCGTTGGTTTCAAGAAGATTTGACCAGTTAATTGGTTTTTATCGAAATCTTCTGGGTCATTTGAAAGAACGACTCTAAAGTCTGTTAAACCTCTTTGAGCTCTAATGTTATCTAAGATTGGGTTAACTTGGCTTAAGAATTGGTTTCTTACGATAGTATCGTTTTGTTCGAATAACAATCTGATACCAACAGCAGAAACAAGTTTTCTAGCTTGTAACAATAAACGTCTAACGTTGATTCTGTTAAGAGCTGTTTCTTTAACTTGAAGTGTTTTATTACCCCATATTTTGATACCGTCAGATGCGAAAGTAGCGATTGGGTTAATTCTATTATCATAAAGGATATCTCTACCAGCAAGTGTTAATTTAGCTCTTGCTTGAATAGCGTCAACATCACCTCTATTAACCCCAGCAACTGCGAACCATGGGTAAGAGATATTATCAGTCAAAGCAATATTTCTAACTACATCACGTGTTGGTGGAGTATAGATAAGTACATTATTTTCTTTATCATCAATTTGAATCCATGGCCAATAAGTACAAGAGTAGTTACTATCATAGTTACCATCTAATCTATCAACAACCTCATTTACATCTAATATTTGACCATCAGCAGAAGTATCTGGTGTTGTCATGATGTATAATGAATCGGCTCTATCGATTTCAGTCATTTCAATTGCAGCTTCAACTAAGTTTGTGTTATCCCAGTTATCAATACCTGGTGTTGCAAAAATGTTGATATTAACAGCTTCTGGATTTTTGAATGTCCAAATTCCTTCTAAGTAAGCATAGTAATCAGAATTAATACCTAAATCACCACTTGTTAATGTTCTATTTTTAAATGTTCCACTAAGTAAACCAGAAGCACCATAAGTACCATTTATTGTGTATTTATCAGTGTTTGTTCTTCTTGTTCTATAATCATCCCATCCATCAAAACCACCGTAAGGTACAAAAGTAAATTTACGAGCGTTTAATTTTTCATAAGGACCACCAATTAAACCAGCTTCAGTTCTAAATTGCGAATCACCAGTGTCAAATTTAAAGATTGGTGAATAATATACACCATTAGCTGGAGTACCAGAAACTAAAATTTTAACATTATCAATAGTTACAGCAGAAGCTGAAATATCCATATGGAAACCATTAGTTAAACCAGTCCAAATGTTAGGGTTTATTGTTTGAGGTATACCTTTATAATCAAAGAAATCCGCATCAATACCTACAGTATTTGAAATACCTAAATACGCTTTATTTTTGACTTCGGACGCTGTATAAGCAGTTTTATATAACATAGTTGGGTCAACCACTGTAGTATTTGAATTAGATTGGTAATCACGGATTGGGTATCCAACGAAACCAGCTGGGAATGCATCACTATTATTAGTTGTATCATCAATTTCTAATAAAACGTATGCAGATTTAGATTTATAAACACCATCCAACGTACCAATCATTCTACCAATATAATTATTAGACGCTGGGTCCATAACACAGTTAGAGAAAGATTCCAATGGGTTAGGTAATGTATCTGAATCATTAAAAGCTCTAATACGAACATCAAATTGTTTTGTGTCTGGTCTGATGTTAACGATAGAAATTTTAAATTGTTCATTAGCTGCATTACCATCAGTAATTGTTGTAAATCTAAATAATTTCAATACTTTATTACCACGTAACTCAGAAACTACCCATGGAGTAATAGCTGGTTGAAATTCTTGTAGATAATCACTAAATTCATTAACATATGGTATCAACGCTTGTTTAATACCTCTAATCTTTTTTAATTTATTATTTGTGTTAAATAAATTTTCAAAATATTCCTCAACAAATAATGCTGTGTTACCATCATCATTATTTCTTCCTAATACTTTATTAATTTTACTAGTTTTAGTTGAATCAAATGACAACGTATAATCAAAAGCACCTTGTCTAGTTGATGTACCACTAATTGAAAATATACCAAGTGGGTCATTAACAGAACTAGTTACTGTTGAATCAAATCCAATGTTAGTTGAACCAGTTATTTCGAATAATGGTAATTGACTACTAGTATCAACAGAACCTCTAGAACGTAACAAAGCAACTATTTGGTTTTCAACATCAGTGTAAGAAGAACCACTATAATTAGTAACATCACCAGATGTAGTACCAGTTATAATACCAGTTCCATGTGTCAATAAGTTATTAGCATTAACTGACAAACTAAAACTAGCACCGTAGAATGATGAACCACTTTTATAGTATTCCACTGGAATGGGAGGAACTGTTACTGTACCAATACTTGCATTACCTAAAAATGCTAATTGTGAACTTAATTGTCCGTTATCAATAAGGGTTTGAATTGTAGGTTCAGTAGATACTAATGTTACGATTGTACCAGCAGAAGTAGCTGTATAACTAATTAATGGTGCGTATGATACGTTAGTTGCTGTTTCAACAACTGTTGATTCATCCAATGCAGCATCCAATGCAATACCCCAAGATAAACCAGCATAATAACCAGATAACCCTAATACTCTTGTTACGAATAATTGGTTTGATTGTGATAAGTATGATTTTGCGATATAAGGTAATTCATATTTTGGTGCACCATTGTCTTTAATTACAGTAGCATCTAAACCACCAAAGAATGAATTGAATTCATCATAATTGGTAATAAAAATAGGTTGGAATGCTGGACCGATTTTAGTCTCACCAACCATACCTAAAGTTGTAACACCAACGTTACGTGTTATAAATGTTAAGTCTCTTTCAGACGTGTATACGCCTGGGGAAACAAATACTTGATTTGGCATAGTTTCTTTTTTTGTTTTTGTTATTATTTACTTTATTCAGTTCTTTATTATAAATATTAAGTTTTTTTCAAAAGAATTGAAAAAAAAAATTAATAATTTGTTTTATTATGATTTTTTTCATACTTTTGTCATATATACTATTAAAAACACAATGAAAAGAGATAAAAACTTAAAAATAACAACAAATACCCACCAAATACTAAAAAAGTATTGTGAAGATAATGGTCTTAAAATGTTTGCATATACAGAATTATTAATTAAACGTAATTGTATATTAAAACCTCAAAATAAAGATAAAGAAGATATGTATGGTGAATAAAACTATTAACTTTATTGATAAAGTTAAGTTAATTCATGGTGATAAATACGATTATTCGTTGGTTAATTATACTAATAATACAACTAAAGTTGAAATAAAATGTTTTAAACATGGTATTTTTGAACAAACACCAAAAAAACATTTGATTGGTCAAGGTTGTCCAAAATGTGGTATGAATAAAATAACGAATAATGAATATATCAATAAAGTTAAGTTAATTCATGGTGATAAATACGATTATTCGTTGGTTAATTATATTGACTCAGTAACTAAGATTGATATAATATGTAAAGAACATGGTATTTTTAATCAAATACCACATAGTCATTTATCTGGTAATGGTTGTCCAAAATGTGTTGGGATAAATAAAACAACAAACCAATTTATAGGTGAGGCTAAAATTATTCATGGTGATAAATACGATTACTCTCTAGTTGACTATATAGATTCAACAACAAAAGTAAAAATAATATGTCCAGAACACGGAACATTTAATCAAGCACCAACAAATCATATTTCAAATAAACAAGGTTGTCCTATTTGTGGTAATTTATTAAAAAAAGAAAATACTAATGGTTTTATTAAAAAAGCTAAACAAGTCCATGGCGATAAATACGATTATTCTTTGGTTAATTATATTGATAATAAAACTAAAGTAGAGATTATATGTAAAGAACATGGTAGTTTTTTAACAAAACCAAATAATCATTTGAGTGGAAAACAAGATTGCCCTAAATGTAGTCTTAGGTATGATAAATCAGAAGGTGAAGTTAAAGAATTTATTTCTTCATTAAAATTATTATTTGAAGAAAACACTAGAAAAATAATACAACCATTAGAATTAGATATATACATACCATCACATAATATAGCAATCGAATTTGATGGTTTATATTGGCATTCTGATAAATTTAAAATAAATAATTACCATATAAATAAAACAATTGAATGTGAAAAACAAGGGATACAATTAATTCACATATTTGAAGATGAAT